TCCACGCCTTCGGCGTTCCAGGCTTCGTCCGGATCGGAATCGCCATCCACTTCGGCGTGCGAATGTCGCGGCCTTCTTCGTGAATCGGGAGGACGACGTTCCCCGTGTAAATGTCCGCGCGGATCTGCCCGATCTTGTCTTCGGCCTCGATCGCCGTCGCCGCCTTGCGGCCCTTCGGTAGCACGTTGTATAGGACTTGGTTCGGCTTCGCGCCGCCTTGCTGGCTCACGACGCGAGAAACGCCGATGGGCTTCCCTTCCGCGCCAGAGCCGCGCCCGAATCGGTTCGACTTCCCGGCGAGCCAGTGCTCGCGATGGTCGAGCAGAACCTCGAAGAAGTAAGACCACAAGTGTTTGTAGGTGAGGCGCGGCGCGCGCTCGAAGTGCGCGAGAGCCGGGCCGACGTCGATCGTGACAGCGAAGCCCGTCCGAGAGTCGGTCACCTTAAAGACGCTCTGGCTCACGCCTCGATCTCGACGGTGAAGGAAGCCGGGTCCTGCTCGACGACGCGGCGGATACGCGCGACGCGCGCCGCGTCCCCTTCGCGAAGGCTGCACTCGATCTGATCGCCCGACTCGATCGCGACGACGCCGAGCTCGGCATCGCGCGAGAGGAAGACGATCGCCCGACGCCTTCCGACTTGCGGCGCGCCGGGCGACGACTGTTCGATGTCGAGACGATTGACGACGGCTCGGATCGTTCGAGGCGTCGCGCCAGACGCGAAACGGTAGATCACTTCCTCGCCGAAGTGATCGTCCCGCGTGAGCGTCTCGCGCGCGTGCCTCGCCATCGTCTCGCGAAGGCTCACTTGCGCCGACCCTTGCCGCGAGCTCGATCGCGCGCTGCGTTCTCGGCGGATTGGATCGCATCGACGGCCTCTTCGCCTTCGATCGCCGCGACGAGCTCGGCGTTCTCGGCGGCTTCGCTTGCGGCCTTCGCTGCGAGCGCTGCCGCTTCCGCCGCGCCGTCCGCCGCCGCCGCGTTGACCTTCGCGGCGATTGCTTCGACGGCCTCGGCTTGAGCGACGAGGACGGCGTCCTCGACGTCGCAGCGACCGATCGAGCAGATCGTCGAGTCGATCTGTACGAAGAGGCCGTTCGAGACGACGCTCGGGACGCAAGTCTTCACCTTGCCACGAACGACGAGGACGCCGAGCGCTTCGCCCGTGCGTCGGTCGCGGATCACGAACGAACGAGCGGTCACGGCAGGAGAGCCGTCGCCTTGATCGCGACGACGCAACGGTTCGTCCCGCTCGCGCCGGGATGGATCACGCGAGTGAGCTTGCCCACCGCGCCGCCCGTGATCGCCGCGCCCGTTTCCAATCGAAGCGTGTCGTCGTCGGTAACCTCGATCGAGTTTGCGGCGGCGATGCTGGTGATCGCGATTGTGTCGGCGACCGAGACTTCGATCGCGCCGAGGATGCGGACCTTGACGTTCGTTGCGCCGTCGGTCGCGCCGCCCGTGATCGATTCGAGAGCGACGCCGCAGAAGTCGCCCGCGCCAGAGAACGGCGTCGCACAGCCGCCTGAGAGTTCGAGGAACGCGCCGCCGTAGATCACGGACGTCGCCTTGACGGGAAGAACGATGTCGAACGTCGGGTGATCCGCCAGCCACGGGCGGGACTTAAAAGCACTAAGAGCCATGAATCGGAATCTCCTGTTGTGTCAGTGAAGCCCGCCGCGAGTGCGGCGGGCGAGTTGCTTCTCTTGCGTCAGCGCGTCGAGCTACGTCGACGGCTCAAGCTCACGTGAACGTGTGCTCGATCGCTTGGTCGAACCGACCGAGCGCCCCGTTGCAAACTCGCTTCACGAAGTACCGACGCGAGTCATTCATCGTGTGCCAGTCGCTGCCGACGCCGAGCTCGGCAACGGTCGTCATGACTTCGTCTTGGAAGGCGAGAGCCTTCGCGTCCGAGTCCTCGTTGAATAGGTAGATCTTGTCCGTCGCCGTCAGGCGCGCGTTCATGATCGGTTCCATCGCGAACTTCGTCGCGAGCAGGGTGTTCGACTGCCCGCTTCCAACGAAGATGTTCGAGATCGCGCCGCAGACCGGAGCCCACAGAACTGGCGGAGCCATGATCACGAAGCGCTTCGCGTCCGCGTTGCGCGGCTCGCCCGCGTCGTCGACGAACGAGACAAGTCGCGTGATCATCGCGAGCAACGCGTCGCTCGCTTCCGCCGACGTCGGCGTCGTGCCGGTCGCCGCAGCGCTCGTCGTTTGGTTGTTCACCGTGCCGCCGCGCGTCGTGTGCGAGCCGAAGAAGTTCGTCCCGTCATACGCTGCCGTCGACGCGGCGGCGTTCAGCGCTGCCGAGAGGATCTTCTGCGGGAGTTGCGCCGCACGCGTCGCAAGCTCGTTGATCCGGATCTCGATCTGCCCCGTCTTGTCTCGACGGAAGTCGTCCTCGTCGATGTCGAGTCCGCCCGTGAACTTCTTGTTCCGGATCGTGAGCTCGTCGTCGACGAGTTGCTCGACGCTTCGCGCGCCGCCGCCCGTGCCCGTGCCGTTCCACTCACGAAGAGCGGGAACGTCGGAGAGGAACTTGTACGTCTCGGACTCTTGGTCGCTCGTGAACTGGTTCGCGATGCGAGCGACCCACGATTGGGCCGTCACCTCTTCCAGACGCTTGAAGAAGGCCCCGACGATCGCACGACTGCCGAGGCCCTTTAGGTTGAGTGTCACTGAATGCGCTCCTTTCTAGTTGGTTTTCCGCTGCGGTCGTCTCTTCGTCTCTTCGTGCAGTCGCTGCCGGGCCTCGGTCAGCGAAGTTCTTCGGCCTTGTTCGCGACGCGATGCTGAGCCTTGTTCTTCTCGTACGCGAGGAATGCGGCCTTGTCGCCGAGCCACTCGTCGCGCGTCTTTCCGTCGCTCGCCCACCGATCGTCGGCAGAGAGCTCGACGTTCTTCGCGCCGCTGCCGTTCTTGCTCGTGTCGCCGTTGCTCGCGCCGATCGGAGCGAGCTCGTCGGCGTTCGATGCCTTGACGTTCGAGCGCGAGTTCAGGCGCGCGACGAGATCGGCGTTGATCTTGAGCATTGCGTCGGAGAGCGAGACGCCTTCGGCGATCATGCTCTCGGCGAGTTCGCGCTGCTCCTTCGTCGAGTGCTTCAGGATCGCGGCGACGCGATCGCGTTCCGCTTTCGCTGCATTCTCGGTTGCGGACTTGAGCGCGGCTTCGTGCTTTTGCTCCGCGAGCTTCGCCGCGTCGCCGTTGTCGTTCTCCGGTTCCATCTTCTGTTGCCTCTTGCTGCTGTGAATCGCGACCGTGATCTCTGCCGACGCGGCTGAGAGCGGAGTCGCGGAAGTGTCGTCGTCTTGTCCGAGCGCGCAGAACGAGATCTCGCGCAGGTTCGAGCGGCGGAAGACTGCCGCAGGCCCTTGGACGCTCTGCCCGTTCACCGTCGCCGCTTCGTTCTCGCCGAGAATCTGAACCTCTTCGCCGACGAGGTAGACCGAGGCTTGCCAGGGGAAGCCGCCGTCGTGATCTGCCAGGACCGCGCGCGAGTGTTCGTTGTCGATCAGTCGACCGTCGGCGACGAGGCCGCGACCGGGCTCGACGCGAACCGTCTCGGCGACGCCGAGCCGTTGTTCAGTGTCGTGATCTTTGAGAATCCCGACGCGCGCCTTCCAACGGATGCCCGAGAGCTCGATCGCGAGCTTCCCGAACCACCAATGGTCGAGCGTCTTCCCCGTCAGAGCGAGCATGGAGAACGAGCGAGAGCCGCCGCCGCCTTCGGACTTCTTGCCGATGGCGACTTCCTGCGTGTCGGCGAGACGGCAAGCGTTCGCCGGGATGCGAATCGTTCCTTCGTTCGCTGCGAGAAGTGCGTCGTCGAGCTTCGCCATGATCACGCGTCCTTCGGTTCGGGTTCTTCGACGTCGTCGTCGGGGACGTCGTCGGCTTCAGGCGGCGAAGGTTGCCGCGTCGCGTCCTCTTCGGGATCCCCATTCCGTGCTGCGGACGGCGCGGCCTCTTGCTTCGCCGTGCTCGAAGACTCGATCCGCTCGGGCGATTCCTTCGTGAGCGAGCCGGGTTCGAGGCCGTTCTCGACTTCGAGCTCGCGAGCCATCACGAGAGCGCGAGCGCGTTCCCGAAGGATCGTCTCGAAGTCGCCGCCCCATCGCTGAGCCTCGGCGAACGGCGTCGAAAGGTTCGCGTCGCACGCCTTCCTCGAAGCCTCGATGTCCGAGAGCGGGTCGACCATGCCGTAAGCGGGAGCAACCCACGAGCAGGCGAGCCACGCGCGCGCGCGTTCGAGGAAGCGCGTCGGCGCGACGAGCTCGCCGGTCGCGATCTTGTGCAAGATCAGGTTCCGACGAGCAGGCGCGCAGAACTGCCGAACGAAGCGGCGACGCTCTAGGTCTGTTCCGCGATGCACTTCGCGCAGCATCGCGCGAGCGCTCGAAAGGTTCATGCGACCGAAGTCGAGGCAGACTTGCTCGTAAGCGAGCCCGCTCGCCGACGCGATCGCTCGCAGCATTCGCACGACGAACGGGTCGAACTGCGCGCCCGGTCTGTTCGGGCTGAACGGCACGGGCTCTTCGCCTTCGTTGAGGTAAAGGTTCGTGCCGGGCTCGATCGTTTCGTGATGTTCGAGGCCGTTCACGGCAGTCGCGCCTTGAACGGGCGTGAGCTCTGGATCGTCGGCAGTGATCGACCGCTTGATGAAGACGGCGTAGTTCGAGGCCGCGCGCGCCGCGATCAGTTCGGAGCTCAAGTAGTGGTGCAGATGCCGCAGGTAGTCCGCGCCGGGCACGAGCCTCGGGACGCCTCGGTTCGCGCCGATCTGCGGCGTGAAGCCGTGCAGCATCACGGCGAGCTCGCCCGACTTCTTCGCGACGCGCCTCGGGTTCACCGTCCACGATGCGCCGAAGACTTGGTCGCTCGGATGATGCGGCAAGATGTAAAAGGCAACGGGAGCCCCGAACTCGTCGATCTCAACGCCCCCCCGAACCTTCTCTGCATCCCGATCGCCCGGCGAGCAGAGACGGTCGACGTCGATCAGTTCGAGCGCGAGACTCCCGTCGCGCATGGCAAAGTGAACGAGGAACTCGCCGTCCGTCACGCGGGCGCGGAGAGCGAGCGCTTGCAGATCGTAGAACGTCGAGCGCTGCGTCGCGTCGCAGAGCTCTTCGTCGTCGGCCCAGTCGTTCCAGACCTCGTCGACGCGCGCGTTCCAGTCGGCGACTTCGGCCTCGGTTGCGCCGGTCGCCTTCGCCGTCGCGCCGCTTCGCGGTCGGATGCCTTCGCCGACGACGAGCTCTTCGAGGATCTGCACGGCGCGGCCCGCGTGCGCGTCGTTCCGCACGAGATCCCGGCAGACGTTCCGCAGGTTCTGCAAGTTCGGCAGAATCGACGAGTCGCCCGAGTGCGTCGACTTGCGCGGAGCAAGCCGCGTGATCTCTGCGGCCTCGAAGGCGAGCAGAGCCGCAGATCGCATCCGCGACTTCCGCATCTCGTGAGCTACGCCGGGCGCGACGAGTCCGACGGTCGAGTCGAACGCGCGCGCGATCGATCCGCGCAAGCCGCTGTAGATCGGGCGGCGGGCACCCGCGTTGCGAATCTTCCTCACTTCGAGAACCTCACCTTCGTTGTCCGGAGTCCCGACGCCTTCGCGATCTGCGCGACGTAGTAGTCGCGGACCTTCAAGAGCTCGGCCCATGATCGCATCTGAACTGTCCGCCCGTTGACGGTGTACGCCGCGACGTCGCCGCCCTTCACGATCGCTGCGTCGATCGCTGCGATGATCGCTTGCGGCGTCGCCGCAGTCACGGCGGCGGCGGGCGTCGCGGCTTCGGCGACCGGCCCTTCGCGGGCGACAAGCCACGCGTCGAAGATCCGACTCGCGAGAAGCGTCGCGCTCGTGCCGTCATAGTGGACGTTGCCGCCCGACTCGGTGAGAACCGTTAGGTCCGAGATGACGACCGTCGCGCCGTAGTCGTCGGCATCGGCCTCGGCGACGATCGCCGCGTTCACGGTCGAAGCGTACGTCCACGGTGCGGCCTCGCGGATGCGAGGATGCACGAACGGGATCTCGCTCTCGTCGCCTTCGCATAGCCCGGCGTTCTTGATCGCGGCGCGGACGGCAGACTTGAACGCTCGAAGCGCGGTGCGGTAGCGCGGTGCGGACCAATCGTAAGCCGCGTCGGCCTCGCCTTGCGGGAACGTCACGAGCACGACCTCGCCCGTATTGCCTTCGCGTGCGAGCGCTTCCTTCGCGGAGTCGAGAACGTCAAGGAAGCGCTGCCAGATCCCGTTCGCCTCGCCCGGCATCCATGAGAGTTGCTGGCGCGGATCAAACCAGCCGACAGCGTCGGTAGTCGCGGGAGCGGTGAGCTCGTTATGCAAGAGCGACGAGCCGTCGACGGCGAGGCTCACGACGTAGATCCGCGCCGCGAGTTCGTCTTGCATCAGATTCGCTAGCGTCGTGTGAAACGCCGCGCGGCGGCTCGCGAACTTCGCCGCGCCTCCATACATGAACGTTCCAGAGCGGAACGGCTGATAGAGAACGGGGACGTCGCAGTGCATCGACGGAAACGAGAAGCCCGGCGGGAAAGGGTTCTGCTTGCCGAAGACGCGAAGCGTCCCGGTCGTCGTCGCCGAGAACGTCGCCGAGATGACAATCCCGGTCCCGTCGGCAGAGAGAACGAGGTATTCGCCGGGATAGAGCCCGCCGCGAAACTGTACGAACTGATTCGCGACGAGCGAGTTCACGACCGACAGCCGAACTTGCCCGGAGATCGGCGCGCCGCCGCCGTCGAGCGCTTGCGCCGCCGCCGTGACGCTGAGAGCGTCGCCGAGAGCGAGCCCTTCAAACGGCGAGTACGGAAGGAAGAGCCCGAACTTCTCGAACGGAACGGGCGTCCCGTCGGCGAGCGGATGCGGCTCGATCACGTATTCGTCGCCCGCTTGCGGCAGCGAAGGCCAAGCCGTGAGCGTCGACACCTCGACTTGCACGCTTCCGTTCAGCGTCACGGCGTCGATGCTGCGAGAGACTCCGACGTTCGTCCCGGCGACGCAGCGAAGCCGAAGCCCGGCAAGCGACGCGCTCCAGGTCCCGTCGCCGTAGTCGCCGCCGTAGCGGATGTCGAGCTTCACGATCGACGTCGACGGCGAGACTGCGCCGCCGAAGATGCGGTATCCGATCTGCTCGCCTTGCTCGGGCGGCGGATCGAACGCGGGAACGACTCCGATCTGATTCGCGAACGAAGGCGAAATGCTCCCGCCCCATGCCGTGATCGTGTGAGTCGTTCCCGTTCTCGATCGCGTGACCGTGCGCCCCGTCGGGTCGAACTGCCAGACCTTGTCGAGAGAGAGCGACGTTAGGCTCGGCGTGTGCCCGACGATCAGCGAGACGATTGCCCGGTGCGGGTACTGCGTGTAGGCAAGGCCCGTCGCGCCGGGGTTCCAGAACTGCAAGATCCGGATCGCATCGATCGCGCATCCTTTGAGCGCTGCGGTCGCGTGCCGCGTCGGCCACGTTCCCGGCATCGTGAACGTGTCGAGATACGCGCCCGTCGGCGAGTTGCCCGAGAGCGGGACGAAGTCGATCGCGAGGCCGTCGTTCGCGAGTTGCCACGACGCGTAGTCGGGATGCGCGCCGCCGTTCGATTGCCCGAGATTCAGCAGGACCGAGACTTTCGCCATACGTGCACGCCTTGTGAAAAGGCCCGGCGACTCTGAGCCGCCGGGCCACCGCACGAAGAGAGAGAGACGCCCGCCGTCGGGATGCGCGCGAGACTAGCGCGACTTCGGCGGCGAGCGATCGGCTTCCGCTCTGCGGACGGCGGCTTCGAGCTCGGAGCGCTCGACGATCTCACTCGCCGCGAGCTCGCGCGATCGGTACTTGCAGCCGCACGCGCGGCACAAGTGATACCGAAGCCGACCGCGCACAGCGTAGGTGAGCGGCTTGTTCTTGCCGCAGCGCGGACAACGGAACGGCACGAACGGAACGACTCCGTCGAAGTCGAGAGGACCGGGATCGTCGAGCTTCAAAGGTGACCTCCCCACCGAAGTTCATCGCGTCGCCGCTTCGGCTTCTGAACTCGAACGGGCGGCGGCGGCGGCGGCGGCGAGTCGCTTCGCAGCGTGTCGACGCGCACGAGGCGCGCGGCGGCGGCGAGGTAAACGAGCAGATCCCACGCTTCGTTGCGTTGTCGGTTCGGTCGCAGGACCCAGCGTTGCACGACGCGCTTCCCGCTTCGCTCGGCGATCTTGTGCTCGGCGTCGATCTGCGCGAGCCACTCGGGCGCGAGGTTCTTCGGAAGATGGATCCGCCCGCGCCGCTCGCCGGGAGCCTTCACCGCGCGTTCGAGCCGCTCGGCGATCAGATCTTTGAAGAGCGCGACGTTCACGGTCCAGATCGTGAGAGCGTTTGGAAGGATCGCGCCCGTCTTCGGATGCCGATCGATGCGCCGCGTCGCGAACGGGATCGGGTCCGCTCTCTCGACGCCCGCGATCATTCTCGCGACGGGCTGATTCTTGCGGACCCAATCGAGAACCTCGTCGCGTCGGTAGCGCGAGTCGATCACGACGCAGCGAGTCGTTAGCTGCCGAGGCCCGTACGCGTTGCGGAAGAAGACGTCGTCGAGCTCTTCCCACGTTGTCGCCTTCCCGGCGGCGACGACCCAGGACTCTTCGTCGTTCCCGTAAGCCGAGAGCACCCATTCGAGCCGGTCGACTTGGACGTCGACGGCTCCGATCAGAACGAGCCCGTCGATCGGGACCTCGTGCTGATCACGCGTGTCGATCGAGGCCGCGACCGTCTCGTTCGCGATCGAGCCGACGCGCTCTTCCCATACTTCGGCGAGCCATTGGTTGACGAAGTTTTGCATCTCCGCCGGGCCGCGCTCTTGAGCTCGCAAGAACGTCTCGACGATGCGATTCCACGGGAGCCACGGGGAGTAAGCCGCCCAAATGTGGTAAGACCGGAAGCTCGTTCGATCCGCCGCGCCGTCGGCGTCGCGCCACGCCTTCGCGTCGCGCCCTTCGGGAACCCAGACTCCGCCCGCGAGCATCTCCGACTTCTTCGCTTCGTCGATGCGCGCGCCGCACGCGACGCAAGCGAACCACGACTCGCGGACGGTCCGCATATCGCGCGACGTCTTCACTCGCTCCCGGTCCCAATGGAGGTTTCCCCACTTCAGAACGTCGAGCTCGCCGCAGTGCGGGCACGGCACGAAGAAGCGACGACGGTCGCCGTCCTCGAACTCTTGCTGAATCAGACCGGCCCGCGTCGTCGGCGTCGACGAACTGAAGATCAGCGACGACGCGAGGAACGTCTGCACGCGCGACTCGACGAGCGCGAGCGGGTTCGCCTCGCGACCGGACCATCGCGGCCACTTGTCGAGCTCGTCGCCGAGGACCGCGCGAGCGCTCACGGACGCGAGCTCGGCGGGAGAGTGCGCGCCGCGCAAGTAAACGACCGAGCGGCGGAACGCGATCTCGTTCGCCTTCGCGTCACGCTTGCGGCTCGTGAGCTCGGCGCGAAGGACCGGGCTCGACTCGATCATCGGCATGATGCGGCGCGCGTATGCCGTGCGGACGTCGGGATCGCGCGGCGCAACGAACATCACGGGCGAAGGATGCTGCGCGATCAAATAGCCGAGAACGTTGTTCAGCGCTTCCGTCTTCCCGACTTGCGTCGACGCGACGACGGCGACGCGGCGAACCCACTCGCACGACGCCGAGTCCATCCACTCTCTCGCGTAGGGCGCGCGGTCGGTCCGCCACGCGCCGGGCTCCGCCGAGAAGCGCGGGTCGAGGATGCGGTGCTTGTCGGCCCACTGCGAGACGGTGAGCTCTTCCGCCGGTCGCAGTCGCGCGAGGATGCGCGGTTCAAGGTGCAGCGGTTGCATCGACCTCCGCGTTCGTGTCCGTCATCGTGAGGCCGCGAGAGAGATCGAGCAGAGCGGCGCGGACCTCGGCTCGCACGATCGCGCGAGAGTCCTCGGGGACGCGGGCGACCATCGCTTGCAGTCGGGCCGCGACTGCGGCGCACGCGCGACCGGCGAACTCGACGACGTCCTCGCGCGACACGAGCTCGCCGCGACGGACGCGCATCTCTTGCAGGAGCGAGGCGACGCGCGCCTTCTTCCACTCGACGTTCCACCGCTGCGCCTCTTGCGTCGCCGCGCCGTCGCCGACTGCGGCCTCGCGCGAGTCGACCTTCCCGCGCTCGGTTCGCCACGCGGCATAGGAAGCGAGCCAGCGACGACGAGCCGCCGGAGTCGCCGCCGTCGGGCGCGGAGCTCCGGCGCGTCGGTGAGAGATCCAAGTCGTGCGCGAGACGCCCGCGAGATCTGCGGCGTCCTCGAACGTCATCGCGTCGACTTGCTTCGGCATGTGGTCGTCGTTCAGCCCGGAAACGTCGGGAAATATTGCGGGCGACTACGCAATCTTCCGCCC